CGAGACTCACGGAACTACCCGAGGTGGAACCCGCGCCCGGATCGTTCGAGGCAACGCATTCCTGCTGCCCTGTCGTCGTGTCAGTCACACAGCTCGACCCGGTAGGAGCCGTCTTATTGTCCGAAAAGTAGGGAACGCCGTTGACAATCGTGCAGGTGATACCCGGGGGGAGAGAAGTCGGGCACGTGGCGGGAGCCGACTGCGCAGACGCCAAACGAGGTGCGGCGAGCGAAAGGATACCCAGCAGCAGGCAGAGCAGCGCGAGGCTAGTAGAGCGCGATACGGAAGGCACTGAAGGCACCCACGGCAAGGACAATGTACCCCGCCGCAGTCAACAGCGCGAGGATGGACGGCTGGCAGAAAAACGCGAAATCGAAACCGGATTGCCCCCAGTAGACATTGCCGGGGATATGCCATGTCGGGCACGTTCCCGAAGGTGACCAGCTGAAAAACTGCGGCACGGCGGCAGCGAGCGGCGTGGAAGCGACCTGCGCCTGAAAAGTTGCAAACTCCGCATCGACCGAATCGCCACTTCCTGAGTACATCGAACCGACGACACCATCCGCGTTACCTACATCGCAAACCGCGCTCGTACATTTGACCGGTAGATGACCAGGTACCGGGAACACCACCAGTAGAAGAAGAACCAGACGGAGCAATACCAGTCGTGGTTGTGGTCGCAGTAGTGGTTGTGCTGGACGACGACGCCGGATTATGAGTGATGGAAGAAACGTCGGTCTCATTATTTGCCGAGGACGACGAAGATGCAGGAGCACCAGAACCGGCTTGAACGGTCACGCACTTTTTGTTTTGTGTATCGCAAAACGTCTTGGAACCATCCGCGTTTGTAGTCTCTGCGACGCTTGAATCTTGAGAAGCACCGGTAACAAGGCCCGGATGCGTACCGTCGCATTGCTGTCCAGTAGGCTCCCATTCACCGATCACCAACTGCTGACCCGCAGCGTTCGAACCACCCGACGCAGTCATGGGGATATAGCAACAACCACCGCTTGAAGCTTCCGGCAGACCAGAACCGGCAGGAACAACGATAGAGCCGACGATATTGGATAGATTCTGACAGGGAGGAGGTGGAGGATTGCAAGTAGGATCATAATAATAATTCGCCATATATTCACCTTGGCCGGAATTAAGAATCTGAACTTGATTATTACCCGTGCCACCGGCTCCACGATCAACGCAAGTGAGCTCACCACCACCACCGCCATAAACCGAAATTAAATCCGCTTGACATCTCGCCATTGCTTGCGCTTCCGTTACGCAAGATGTTTGGGCGACGACAGTCAATGGCATCAAAAAAAACGAACAAAGACAGACCATAAAAAACGAAACAATGAATGAGCGGATCATTTTTCGTCCAACCCCTTGCACAACGCCCACGCACAAAGGGCACCGAGAAAGCCGCAAAAAAGGTCAATGAACATGGCCTAGCCTCAAGGAACCTGCGCAAAAAGGGGCGAGCCGAAGCCCGCCCCGTAGATCGATCAGCCGAAGAACTTCGCGACCTTCTTGGTCGCCCACTTGGCGAAACCGACACCCGCCAGCAGGGCACCAGCACCGATGATTGCGGCGACCGCGGTGGTCGTGTCCAGGCCGGACAGGATCGCCGAATAGCCGGTCGGCGAGGTCTGAGCCATGGCACCGCCCGCAGCGGCGGCGACGGCGGCACCGGCCGCCAACTTGTGCTTGAACTGCATTTGACACCTCACTTTTCGTTAAACATGGAGAGAACGGAACCGACGCACCGGGCACCGATGTAAAACACCATCACTGCCCCCCACGCGCCGAAGAACCAGCCCTGCGCTTCCGTAGTGCTGGGTACACCCAACGCCGTCTGTACCGCTTGATAGACGCCGTATTCACTGCCAGAGACCAACACGTAGCCCGCACACTGATCGACCGTTTGACCCGTGGGGGTCAACGTGCCGTCAGCATTCAATGTCACGCACTGAGCCATGGCGGGAATTCCTTGTTACGCCTTCGCCTGCTGCGGCACGGGCTTGATCGCGGCCGAAGCCACCGGCACCAGCACCGCACGCGGCATGGTCAGGCGGCCGTTGCTGACCGCGAACGACTCCGGCGCCAAGGTGTACTCACCCGGAGCCAGCTGTTTTGACGGTTCGAGCGTCAGTTGAAACGCGGTCGGCAGACCGTCTATTTCGAGCACGGCCCACTGTTTGACACGCTGCCGCGTCACCCCTTCCCACGTGGACTCGAACGGCTCCACGGGCTTGTTGAGCACTTGGATTTTCATTGCACAGTCTCCGCTTGTTGATCGATTCGATAGGCCCAGACCTCGCCCCCGGGCGTGACAACAACTTTCCACGGGGAGGCGAGAAACTCCCCGGTCTTGCGATCCATGTAACCGCCCACGACCTTCCGAATGTCTGCACGCCCGCCCAGGACATCGCGCACCCAAATCGGCGCCTGCCAGTAGCGAATGTGACGGCGAGATTCGTCCGGCAGACCACCATGGCCGGACATGCGCGCGCCCTTCGGATAGCCACCCAGCGCTTCTGCCGTGGTCTTGCTGGCGTACTTCGTGATGTAGCCAATAGGCGACTGCGCGGTCTTGATATTGGTCGCGCCGTGCGGCCACCAGCCGCAGGCATCGGCGTGCGGCAGATACTTACCCTTAGGGAGCCACACGACGATGTGATAGTGCAGCGCGCCGCGCGTTTGCAGTTCAGCGACCCACACGTAGCGAAGACGCACGCCGCGACGCACACACCATTCACGCATCGCCTTACGAAACGAAGCGAAGTGACCCGCCTCCCAGCCGTCCGCATCGGCATAGGTCAACGTCATGAATTTCAGGTTCCAGCGCTGCGCGTGCCGCTCGCAGTGCGCGTCGAAGTGAAGGAGGCGAGCCGCATGCCCAACCGCCGTCCGCATGCGCTTGATGCGCGAGGCTTCCACATTCATCCGGATCGACTCCCGGATACCCCGACGAGCGAGCCGCGTGTCACTTGTTTCATTAGTGACAAGCCCCAGTGCGGCGGGCTGCGCGTCGCTTCGCTCCGCGCAGACCGCCGCACCGGTAGAGCCGAAGAAACGAGCCTTGATAGCCGCCCTAAAAGGGGCATCCATGGCTGAGTCCTGCGCATTGCGGACGCGAACAGCCCGAGAAGCCGCGCAGATCGCAGCGGCTTGGCCTGGGGTAGGCGTGGGTGCAACGAGGCTTGCAGGGACGTCTACAAGGCGCTGGAACCCTACCGGCAAACGGGCCGGCCTACTCATCGTCAGCCTGCACTTCAGCGTGGAATTCCAAGCCATCCGCAACCGACTCGGCGGCCGTGTGCAGCACCATCCACAACACAGTGTCGCCGTGATCGTGCGCACGCTGCGACAGATCGCGCAGGCGGTTGACCTCTTCGGTCACTTCAGCCGCCGTCAGGCGGGAACTGTCATTCGTCGTCATGAGGTTCCACCGAGAGGCCGGAGAGCTGGAGGGTCGCAGCGATCAACGACCGGACTTGCCGGTCGCGTTCGAAGGTCACGGGGCGCTGCTGCTGCGCGCGCCATTCGTAGTGGATGGCATTGCACTCCCACTCACGGAGCGTCTTGCGGAGCGAGACAGACACGACCGCACCTTGAGTACGAGCGAGAAGGGTCAGTGCAGTCTTGAGGCCACAGAGGACGCCTTCAGCGTGCACTTGCGCGGCATCGACCAGCATCACGGAATCAGCGCGCGCGGTCACCGGAAACGGCTCCGCTCGGCGATCCAGCGGCAAACGGCTTTAACCTGCGCGGCGATGCCGTACAGGCCAAGCACGAAGGCATAGGCAGCGAGGAGAGCGAGGAAGGTATGCATCACTGTTCCTCTTCGTCGAGCTCATCGGCATCGTCCAAGTCCTCAGAGTCGTCCAAACCTTCGGCAGCGCTTTCGGCCTCGGAAAACGACACGTAGCGACCGCAGTCCGGGCACTGGTCCTCTTCCTCAACGAGCGACTTCGGAATCTCGGAATCGCATTCCGGGCAGACGTAGACGTACATGGGTCACCTCAACGAACGAGTACGCGCCCGGCGAAGGCGCAGGAAAAAACCAGCGGCGAACCAGCCGACAGCGAGGGACGAGCCGTACACCAAAAGGTGTTGCAGGAGCCACGCGAGCGCCGGGGCATCACTGATGCAGGTCATGGGGAACGCCCAACATTTCGTCTGCTACACGCTCCAAACGGTCGGAACGACCCGCAGGGAAACGGACGGCCAAACGGAAGAGGTTGAGGGCGGAATCGCAGCGTGAATCGGTGCGACGCTCGCGGCGCATGACTGCATCGATGGCAGCCTCCTGCGAGTTGAGAGGGTGCGTTTGCCTCATCACGAACGCTCCAACTTCGCCAAACGAGCGGAGAGAAGAAACGCCTGATGCGACGCAAAAGCAGCTTGATCAGCAGCCCGAGCAGCCCAAAGCCAATCACCCTTCAGGAAAAGACGCGCCTCAGACTGCAAGAGCGACTCGCAGC